GGTGGAGTCGGTCAGCTCTGTCACGAGCTCCGCCCCGTGCTCGCGCACCCACGCGATGCTCAGCGGGTTCTTGAGGTCGAAGCCGAGCGGTCCCTCCTCCACCCCGATGAGCTCCGCCCCGAGCGACACACCCAGCGCGAAAGTCCGGCCGAGCAGGGGGTCCAGCAGGCGCTTGACGGTGTCCGGCAGTACGCGGTCCAGCAGCGCGGCCACCTCCACCTGGGACAGGGAGCCCGAGCGCAGGGCCTCGGCCAGCGCCCCGACGTCCACCTGTGAGGCCGTGGAGCGCGCGGCGCGCCGAAAGGCGCGGGCGACGTGGGGCTCCATGCGCGCGGCAAGCCGTGTCATCAGCGGGTCGCGGTCCGAGGGCGCCTTGTACCGGGACCCCATCACGACACCACCCGGCGCGCGTGGGGGGCCGGTGGCGGCAGGAGGCGACGCTCGCGCTCCACCTTCTCCGCGTAGCTGTCGGCGGCCGGGCGCTTGACCAGCTTCCCGGTGCGCTCGTCCACCTTCCAGGACCCCCGGTGGGCCTGCGGGTGCACGTCCATCAGCTACACAGCAGGTCGCGCCACTCGGCGCGGGTCTGCCCCTCATAGCGCTGGCGGGAGAAGAACTCCACGCACTGATCGAGGTTTTCCTGGGAGTACTCGTGATCGCACATTAGCCGCGGCTCCGCCGGCAGCGCGGGGTCTATGACCAGGTAGAAGAACAAGCAGAACAGGCTCACCGCGCGCCCTCCACCGGCCAGTCGTCGTCGGTCCGCAGCGTCCCCGCGTCCTCGCGATGGCAGAGGTAGGCGACCGGGCCAAGCGCCCCGTCCTCCAGCCGGAGTCTGAGCACCGCGACGGCGGGGTGGTCGGGCGCGAGCGGCTCGAGGTCCTGCACCAGCGCGAGCGCGTGGCAGTCCTCGTGGGCCGCGCCCAGGTACGAGGATGCCGGGCGGTTCGGCGACAAGGCCGCGACCCAGGTGGCGGTGCGCACTGCGCGACCGAAGAAGTCTACCCGCGGCCCGCGCTCCACGCATCGGGCGGCGCCGTCCTTGCGGCACAGGGTGGAGACGTTCTCGGCCGGCACGTACACCGCGGTCACGAGGCAGTGGCGACCGTCATCCCAGCACCCCCGCTTGACGATCAGCGGCCGGTCCTGCCGGACCCCGTCACCCAGCGTCGTCGCGCAGCTCTGGAGGAGCGCGACCGCGGCAAGCGCCAGGAGGGTCAGTCGCAGCATCACAGCGGCCTCAGCAGCTTGGCCGCGCAGTTGGGGCGCCGGCACCACGCGATCCGCCGCGAGCCGGCGAAGTCGTGCCGACCGAACATGCACTTCAGCATCCCGAGCGCGATCTTGAGGGTCCCCATACCCACCTTATATCCCTTCCGGCCTAGAGGAGAAGGTCGCGGATCATGCCGAGGACTGCGGCGTCGTCGGCGCGGACCCGGGCCGCGTCCACGCGGTCCACCCGCGCGGCGCCCCCGTAGGTCAGGCTCAGCCGGGTCACCGGGTGCCGGCGCTCCGCAGAGGTGGCGGCCGCCCCGCCCACGCGCACCGACAGGCGCGCCGCCGCGCGGTGCATCTTGCCGACCCGCAGGCCGCGGCCGCGGAACGTGAAGGACCCGCGGCTCTCGAACAGCAGCTCGCGGACCGACCACTCGAACACCGCCTCGCCGCCGTAGGCGAGGCCCCCGCCCGCGCTGCGAAAGTCGAGCTCGGCCGGAGTGGGCTTCTCGAAGACGTGGCTGTAGACCGGCGCGCGGAAGGCCGTCGTCTGGACGGGCCGCACGCTGTCGACCGGCAGCGGGTCGATCTGGAACAGCTTGGGCGCGGCGGAGTCCTCGGTCGCCCGGTGCTGGAACAGGTTCCGCTGGAAGACGGACGCCATGTCAGGCCACCCGCTTCCAGAACCGCACGACCACGTACGGCTGGAGGTTGTTGTGGGCCTGCCCGCCGCCCGCGGCCTGGTTGACCGCCGTCGCGTCCGCCGTGATGTAGCCAGCGTTCACCGGGGTGGCGGTGCTGGTGTCCACCCCGTACCCGCGCAGGGCGCCCGTGGAAGCGCTGTTGACGCGCTGCGCGTGGCTGTGGGGGTTCTGCACGTGGGTGTGTGCGGGCATCTCCGCGGCCGTCAGCGCGTGGGCCTTCTCCCCACCGACCTGCTCCAGCGCCGCGAACTCAAGCTGCTCGGCGTCGAGCCCGACCAGGGCCCGGCCGGGGCCGAGCGCCTGCCACGACCCGTAGCCCAGGAGCTGCGCGGGGTCGGCGCCCACCACCGCGATGAAGACGGCCCCGACTGGGAACGCCTCGCTCCCGCCCCCACCGCCCACACCGGGCCACGTGCACTGCCGCCACGACGCCGCGGACCCCGCCTCCCACCACGTGTCGGTGTCGGCCGTATACGCGAGGTCCCCCATCCGGAGGCCGGACGCCGAAAGCTCGGACTGAAGGTCGCACGCGTAGGCGACCGCCCCGCGGACGAGCGCGCCGGAGGCCATGAACAGCGCGGGCCGCAGAAGCTGGACCGCGACGGCCACTGGCTTAGACGTCCAGCGCGCCGGCGAACTCCGGGCGCTCGGCCTTCAGAAACCGGTAGACCTGGGTCCGGCTGGCGCTGAGCAGGCCCTTCCCGTCATCACCTGGCAGTCCCAGGTACATGGTGAAGTGCCGGCGCTCGGGGATCGCGGGGACGACCTCCACCACGTTGAACCGGCCGGGGCTGCCCTCCACGGGCTCCTCGCGCGTGACCCCGGGGACCGCCGGGTGGTCGGCGATCGCGTAGTCGCCCGCCGAGACCGGCGACTTCCCGGCCGCGCGCGAGGCGGCGTCGGCGTAGACCGACACGCGCACCTGGGCGACGCCGTGCAGCGTGTCCACCTCCAGGCAGTCGACGCGGTGGTAGGCGCTCGGGAACGACGCGCCTGTATCGGGGTCCGTGAAGCTCTTCTGCAGGGCCATGGTGTGTTTTTTCCTTTCTATGCGATGTCGAACGCCGTCACGTTGACGCCGGTGATGGTGGCCGTCCCACCAGTGATTGCCGCCAGGCTCACGTCCAGCCAGTAGGCCGTCCCACCGGTCAGACCGGTCACGACCGCGCTCACGCTGAACGGAACCTCCTCGTTCGTCACGCCGGCGTCCACGTGGCGCTGAAGCGCCCCGACGGCGGTCCCCGTCAGCGCCGCGGCGTTCGTCGGCGCCGATCCCGTCCCGTACCGGATCTGCACCGCGGCGCCGTCGTTCGCGGTGTTGTTCTTGATCGTCCCGCTGATGATGACGACGACGCGGCCGGAGCGCGTCGTGATAGCTCCCGCCAGGCCCATCATGACGCCCGTGGTAGAGGTCGTGCCCGTCGGGTCCCCCGGGCTGCTGTTGGTCGTCGCGAATGCGTTGCCCCCCACCTGATAGCTCGTCGCCGAGACGGCGCCTGCCTTCGACACCGTGAATTTCGACGCCTCCGCGCCACTCGTCCCGTACTGAAGATCGAGCAGCAGCGTCCCCGCCGCCGTCCCGCTCGCGCCCTCCGTGAATACCGCCTTGACGCCGATGAACGCGACGGCTGCCGCGTTCATCGTCTGCGCGAGATCGAGGATCGGAGAAGACGTTGTCACCGTACTGCCACCCAATCGCACAGACCCGTTCGTGAGCACCTTGATCGCGGCGAGCGAGTTGGAGTAGATGGCCGTGCCCGTACCGGTGATGAACCCCATTCCGTAGGCGGTCGTGTTCGCGAGCCAGTAGCCGTCCGTCGCGCCCGTGCCTGCGTGGACGATCGGCCCGTCCGAGAACGTGTGGTCCCCGGTGCCGGAGATGTAGTTGACCCCCGCCACGCTCGCGCTGCCGAGGGTGACGACGTCGGTGGCGAGACTCGCGGACAGGTATACGACAGAGGACCCGAAATTGTCGGCCCACCGCTTGATCGCGAACCCCGCGCTCGTATTCTCCAAACCGAGGATGCGCTGGTTGGCCGATGAAGCCGTTCGGTCCAGCAATAGATTCGCGGTACTGCTACCGATTGCTCCGACTCCCGCGTCCGTCCCAAATACAGTGACCGCCGCCGTTAAGGCTGCGATGCCTTCGTAGGTCTTCGGCGTCGCGGTCCCGATGCCGATTGCGGACAGCAGCGTGGCGTGACCCACTTGCCCAGCGGCGAGACGGGAGAGCGCGGTGTCGAACGTCCCATTCAGCGCGTCCTGGGTGGAGGCCCACTGGACGGCCGCGCCGCTCTGGAATCGGAGGTGGCCGTTGTTGATGTCGATGACCGTCAGGTTGATTGCGCCGTCCCAGAACAGGGCCGAGCGCGCGGTCAGGCGGCCGTCCTTGCGGATCGACGCCATGCTCGTGGAGCCGGCCTGGAAGTCGAAGAGGAGCGAAGTGGCCGCAGCGGCGGTGACTGTGACATTGACCTTGGCGGCCGTGAACGTCTCGGTCCCGTCGTTCCACGTCGCGGTGATGGAGAGCGCTGGGGACGTGTCGGTCAGCGTCCCTTGCGCGATCGTCAGTGTCTTGGCGGTCTTGTCCCAGAGCAGCGCGTCGCTGACGTTCCACTGGTCCGTGACGCCGGTGTCGTAGAAGAAGAGGCCCTGGTTCGTCCCGCCCGCGGCGAGGAGTGAGTCATTCCACTCGTCCGCCCCGATCGGATAGCTCGGGTCGTCGGCGACGACCGTCTGCGTGCGGTGCTTGAGCGTGGCGGCCATGGGTCCCCCTCCTACCTCGTCGTCACTTCTTCAGGCGCACCGCGGCGTGCCAGGCGCGCGCCTCGGCCTCGAGCGCGTCGGCCCAGCGGGCCCACGCCGCCGGGAACTTGTCCCACGCCTTGGTCAGCCTGTCGGAGTCCTCGCCCGGCTCGAACAGGACGCCGACGAGCCACGCGGCGTCGGCCGCGCTGAGCTCCACCGCACCGCCCTCGTGCGCGTCCGCAGCGTCCTGCACCCGGGCCCACGCGCGCTGGTCCTGCCGCGCCATCTCCGGGTACCGGACCGCGACGGCCCGGGCCAGTAGCATGTCCGCGGTGACCCGCACCCGCTGACCCACCAGCGCTTCGTCCAGCAGCTGGGCGCGCACACTGTCGGCGACGCTCCTGGCCGTGGCCGGGTCGGTCTCCGGGTTGACGTTGCCCAGTGCGAGCGCGCTCTTGATGAGCTGATCGCCGGCGTCGCGCTCGTCCTGCGTCAGCAGGTTGATGCGGTCCTGGCGGGTGAGCTTGTACGGGATTGCGAAGTTGAGCTGCATGGTGAACTCTCCTTTTTTCGCCCAAGTGTCAGGGAGGTGGGGGTTTTAGCTGCGCGGCCCCATGTCGTACACGAGGGCCACCCGGAGCTTGTCGCCCGGGTTGGCGGCGAGGAACGGTGCCGGGACCAGGCGCTCCGACCAGAGCAGCGCCCCCGCGGCGTCCGTCACGTAGTAGCCGTACACGTTGCCGACCCCCGCGGTGAACGACCACGCGATCGGAGCGCGAACGGCGACGGTCAGCTTGCCGTCGGCGCGCACGACCCAGTCGTCGGCCGGCAGGTCCGCCGGTGCGTATCCGCCACCCTGGACCTCCTGGAATGCGGCGAGGTCGTGCTGGCGGACGGGGTGGACGTCATTGGCGTAGAGGTGGACCCGGCGGGCCAGGCCCACCACGGCCCGGGTCATCGCGGCGGCGGCGCGCTCACTGACGGTGATCATTGGATCTCCTACTCCTCCTCGATCTCTTCGACGGTCACGGACGCCACGAGGCCGTCATCGCCCCGCCGCAGGTGGACCCGGCGCCCCTTGCGGCGCGGCGCGGCGAGCGCGCGGGGCCGGAGGGGCCGCCGGAAGTCGGCCGGCTCCACCACCCCGAAGGAGCGGAGGAAGACCCGGCGCTCCTCGGTGTCGGCGGGCAGTGCCGGCGGTGTGCCGGGTGCCTCCCCGTCCTCGGGCTCCTCCCCGGGCAGCGGCAGCCCGGGCGGGAACAGGCCCGGGGGCGGCTCCTGGGGCTCGAAGTCCTCGCGCGGGGACACGCTGCCCGGCACGAGGTAGTACTTGCCCTTGTCGCCCTCCAGCGGCTCGCTGCCGGCCATCTCGCGCCACTCGTCCACGCTCCACGCCCACGGGGCGGTGCGCCGGACGCTCAGGGCGTATTCGTTGTCCTCCTCGATCGGGGACACGTAGTCCAGGATCAGGCGCTCATCATACAGGGGGGCGAAGCGCTCCTGGAGCAGCGCGCGCATCATCTCCAGCCGCGGCACCACCACGTACTTCGCCATCATGAAGTCGGCGCGGTTGATGGTCGCGCGGCTGGCGCCGGGCTCCACGATGCCCATGACCTCGGGTGGCACGCCCCAGCAGTTGCGGATGAGGTTGCGCTCGTCCTCCCGGATCTGGATCATCTGGAGGCGACGGAAGTCGGTCTGCTGGAACTCGTGGATCTTGAGCTCACGGGTGGCGAAGCGCGGGCGGAACGCGCGCCAGAAGCCCTCGTGCTCGGCCGTCCAGTCCTGCTCCAGGCGCTCCACCTGAACCGGCGTCAGCGTCTGGGTCCCGGCCGGGCTGACGATGTAGTCGGGCCGCGCCTGGTTGAAGAAGGACTGCCGCACCGTCTTGGCGGCGTACTCGTCCACCTCGATCTCGTCGGCGAGGGCCCGCGCGAGGCCGGTGCCGCGGCCGTACGGGTTGGACGGGTTGTGCTTGGGCAGCCAGAGCACCTCGGTCTCGGGGACCAGGCCCTGCCAGCCGCGGAAGCTCATGCGGAAGGCCGGGCGCCCGGGCACCGGGAGCTCGCGCACCCAGTCGGGCGGCAGGGGCCAGATCGCGACCGGGACGTTGATCTTGTTGCGCTCCAGCATCCAGAACGCCTCGCCCTCGAGGTCCCAGTAGAGGCACGTCAGGTGCCGCGCGGCCAGGCCGGTCATCATGGCGTTGCCGCCGTCCAGCGCGTCCAGCAGCGGGTGGTCCTCAACCTCGCGCAGCTCGCCGCGCTGGCGCATCGCCTTGAGCGCGGCGGCGCGCTGCGCGCCCCACATCCGCTGCACGGCCTTGGCCCGCGTGGCGCGCTCGTCCCCGACCTTCTTCTGGTACCCGAGCGTCCACTGCACCGAGGCGAACTGGTACGCGACCTTGTCCGCGATCGCGTGGAGCCAGGGGACGTCGGCAAACGCGGCCACCCGCTCGCGCGCGCCGCGGGTCGGGGCCTCGCCCACGCCGGCCGGGTAGATGCCGGCGAGCATCCCGTAGGCCTGCCGCGACGAGGACTCGCTGAAGAGCCCGGCAACGGCCTTCAGGGCAACGCCCGCTCGCTGGCGCAGTGTCGGCATGCCACCATTGTAGATTAGGGGGCGGGACAATCCGGGCGGTCGGGGATAATTGAAGGGCGCCGCTGGGGACTATCTAATCCCTCTCCAGCGGCGCCCCCGGTGCGCTTGTCGACCTGTGCGGTCGTGGTCAGCGCTGCACCGCTCTCGGCGGTGCTGATGTCGTCATTCGGCCCTGTCGCGGACTCCTGAGCCCACCCCGGGTACCATCGGGCGGGGCCGCGGACCCTACTTCATTGGAGCCTCCACGGGGGTTGCAACGACGCTCTTACTCGGCGAACAACATCACGCTCGGCTGTCAACACCCCATTATATCCGGTGGGGGTCGAAGGGCTTGGCACCCGCGAACTTGAAGTACTCGCCGGCCTCGTGGCGCTCCACCCGCAGCAGGCACTCGAAGACCTGCTGGGCGAACAGCTCGCAGCCCTGCTCGTCGTCCTGGAGGGGTCCTATGAGGACCTGGTGCAGGTGCTCGACCCTCCCGACCCGTCCGGTCTCCGCGTCGGGCACGCGCGCCCGGATCGCAAACGTCAGCACCTCCCGGTCCCGCGGGTCACCAAACGGTGGGGTCCTTGCCTGAAACGTCCAGCCCGGCCGGTACGTGACCTGGCCCAGGAGCTCGGCCGCTCGCTCGGGCGTCATCGCAGCCGGATCGGTGGACCAAGCTGCTTGGACCGGGCGCCGGGGAACCAGCCCGCACCCGTGCGCGCGACGCGCTCTACGTCCGACTCCGGGACGGGCTCTGACTCCACCTCCCACCGCTGGGTCTCGGCGCTGAACGACGCGGGGCCGAGCGCACGGAAGCGCACGCAGCCCTCCTCGTCCTGCACCAGCCGGCCGTCGGGCTCGCGGAGGCGGAAGACGGTCCCGGCCTCGAGCGCCTCAAACGTGCTCGGGCGCCAGCGCTGCTCGGCAGTGAGGACCTCCACGGCGCGGCTCACGTCGTCCACGCCTCCTCAGGCAGGAGCGGTGAATGGACCAGCACGCGAGCCCTCACGGCCGGACCAGCGGGAGCATCAGGAACGGCCCGACGATGGAGGTGTGCCGGTGGCCCAGCTGCAGGTAGCACCGGCACTGCGCGCAGTACGTGCAGCCCGCGTCCTTGAGCAGCTGAAAGAAGCTGGCTGCCACACCATGGTCTCGCCGCGTACCGTCCATGAGTCTCACGCGCTCCTTCTCCGTCAGGTGGCTCATGCCGGGTTCGCCTCCGGGGGCAGCCCGAGGTCCGCGTCCGCCGCCGCGCGCGCGAGGACCGCGTTGCCGGCCCAGGCGCCCTCCGCCCAGGCGGTCGCCCAGAGCGGCTCGGCGAAGCGGTCGCCCTCCGGCAGGACGACCAGCCGGTGCACCTTGTAGCACCAGCCCTCGCTGCGCCAGTGGATGCCCTGGACGCTGAGCGCGGTGGCCGCCGGCACCGAGTCGCCGGTCACGATGACGGCGTCCCAGGGCAGCGGCACGTTCGTCACGACCCGGTCGCCGGTCTCCGCCCCCTCCTGCGGGCTCGTCTGCCCGTGGAGCCCGGCCGCGGTGGCCCCCTCGCGCTGGACCATCCCGATCACACCCTCGCGCGCCTGCACCCTCATCGGTACGCCCACGCGAGCGCAATGATGAGGGCCCACGTATAGGCCAAACAAAGCCAGAAGTACCAGTTCACCCCCCTCACGGCGACCACCACGAGCGCACCCACCACCACGCCCCGCCGACTGCGGCCGGAACGAGCGCGAGCGCGGGGATTAGGTCCGCGAAACAGTGCCACCAGTTGCCGGCGGCGAGGTCTGCGAGGCAGTGCATGGGTTGGCTCCCCCCCTCTAGAACCCTATCCGCCCGTACACGATCCACTGCACGGCGAACATCCAGCCGACCGCGGCGGGTACGAACGCGACCCAGCCGAGGGTGATCACCAGGTGTACCCACCGTCCGCGCGGTGGGGCCCGTCGTGGCCGCGCCGCTTGTCGACGCGCTCCACCGTCCGGTCGCTGACCCGCCGCTGCTCCCGGCACCGCTCGGGCCACTCCCCGCCCAGGTACTCGTACTGCCGGATGACTTCCACCTTCAGCCTGACGCACATCTCCACGAGCTCCGTGAGGGCGCCGCGCTCGTACCGAAGCGCTCCGCCGGCCTCCGGCAGCGCGGCGGTCTGCGCCTCGGCAAGGTTGCGCTGGACCTCCTTCAGCTTGGCCTGGGCCTTGCGCAGGCACGTCAGCGCGTCGTCGGTGCGGGCCATCTCAGTCGATCCTCTGAAATTCGTCCCACGCACAGAGCTCCTCGTCTGGGCGCCCGCGGCGCAGGCCAGAAGCGATCACACCGCAGGCGCCGCAGTTCACCACGACGACCACGACGGTGCCGGCGTCGAACCAGCCATCCGGGCGCGCGAGCAGGTGGGTGCCGGGAAGTGAATTCTGCATCAGTCGTCCCGTGTGCAGTAGCACGGAATGATACGCCCCTCTGGGTGCAGCGCCCCGCAGTGGACGCAGCACACCGACGCGAACGCCGCGCGGCGGTCATCGTCGGTCGGCAGCGCGCGGAGGACCGCCTCCAGGGCGCAGGCCGCGCAGACCACCGTGGAGTTGTAGCCTCCCTCGTTCCGAGCCACGATCCCGAGCGGGAGAGCCAATTCCCCGGTCGGGGAGCGCTGCACGTGAGTGCAGTGGTCCGGCGTCGGGTAAGACGCGTGTACTCCGTGGTTCTCCTCAATCTGCCAGGGCAGGCCCTCCGCGTACTCCCCGCGCTCGTGGACCGAGACGACCCGGGTGACCATCACCAGTACCTCTTTCTTACGTCCAGCAGGTAGTCGTTCACCTTGCCGAGGTCCGGCTGGTGCCTGCAGGCGTCGGCCGCGGCCTCGAGGTTCTGCTGCCACGCGTCGCACGTGGTGACGACCTCACCGCGGTCCAGCTCCCCGGCGCGCCAGCGCTGCAGGACGGGGAAGATCGGCGTCTCGGTGAAGTCCACGAGCACCTGCCGGAAGCGCAGCAGCGCCCACCCCTGGTAGAGCACGCGGAGGTACGCGCACGCGAACTTCGCCGGTACACCGTCCTTCCCCGCCAGGAACTTCTTCTGCTGGTTCATAGCGTACCCCAGGAACGCGTCGCGCACGCCCCGCGGGTTCCAGACGTAGGGGAGCAGCGCGCGCAGCGCGCGCCCGTCTTCGTGCCTGGAGAAGGCCAGGGAGCCGTCGTGGTGGTACTCCTGGGTCGCCAGCACCGGCGCCGCGAACACCTCGAGGATCGTCGGGTTGCAGTGCGTCGCCAGCTCCAGGAAGTGGCCGAGCTCCCAGGAAGTATCGTCCAGCTTCTCGCCCTTGGCCTTGTCGGCCTCGGTCCACTGCGTGGTCTTCGCCTTGGCCCCAAGTGCGAGGAGCTCGCGCGTCGCGCGCACCCACACGCCGCGGTAGTCGTAGTCGCTATCCTCGGTCGCCAGCCCGTGCGCGCGGCTGCCGACGAGGACCCTGAGGATGGTCGTGTTCATGGCTAGTACCACAGCTCCCACATGGTGGACCTCGAGTTGAAGCACACGTGCACGGGGAACGAAGCCCGGAGGCGGCGCTCCGCCCTGCGCGCGTGGTCTTCGTAGTGAAACGCTTGACGCTTTTCCATGGCTCCTCCTAGTACTGCACGTCAGGCAGGTAGCTGCCGCAGCAGGCGCACGGCCCGCGCGTCCGGGGTGTGGGACCTGACCAGCTTGTCGGCACGGCGCAGGTCACGGGCTTCCCGACGTGCGCGCCGACTGTGCCGGTACTCGCCCGCACGTAGTCGTCGTACGCCTTCCGCGCGTGGCGCGCGTCCAGGGTGTCCGTCACGACTGCGTCCCCGACCTCCACCGTCCACCGCTCCATGGGCATCCCCCTCCTGAGGACCTATATCACGCGGGGGGTGATCCACCGAGTGATCGCGTACCGGGCGGGGTGCAGGCCGGGCACAGGAACCAGCGGCCCCACGCGCGCCAGAGCGCGTCGGCGTAGGGGACGCGGCAGCGGAGGCAGCGCACTAGCGGAGGGTGACGCCGCAGCGCACGACGCGGTCCCGGGGGTCCTTGAGGTACACGGCCGCGACGGCCGGACCACCCTCCACGCGGGGCACGAGCGCGCCCGCGAAGCCCTCGTTGACCTCCCGGAACAGGGCCGCGGGCTCCGGGACCACCACGTCCCCCTGGCACAGGTAGCCCGGCAGCGGCGTGAGCGGGGTCATGCGCGTGTGGCAGTAGGGGCAGGTCATTGGTCCTCCTTGCACCCGCACAGCTCGGCCCCGAGCCCCGGCGACTCGATCATCACGGAGTAGATCGCGGCGGTGGTCAGCGGGTCGTCGCAGCCGGCGATCTTCCCGCACGCCGAGCACAGGGAGAACGTCACGTCGGGGAAGTGCCCCGGGAGCGTCAGGATCGTCCACTTCACTTCGGCTCCTCGGCAGGGCGCGATTCGCCGCCAGATTCGCCGCCAGGTCGACGCCTCATATCTCGGCAGCAGCTGGGGGCGGGGAGGATTCACACTCTCCGTCCTGCCGGAAAGCGAGCCGGCCGCTCTCTCTGAGCTACCGCCCCGCTGCCGAAATGACCCGGGTGGGGGATTTTCACGCCCCGTCCTCGCGGTCCAAGAGCCGCGCGCTCTAACTGAGCTAACCCGAGCATTTTTTAGTCGCCGTACTCTTCGCTGCGCACCCGCGAGCGCGCGGGGTACGCCGCCAGCGCCGCGCCGTAGCGGTCCCGCTCCACCTCGAACTCCGGCACAGCAGCGGCGCGCACGCCGGCCTTACCGGAGAAGACCCCGGCGCGGCGGAGCGCGGCGGCCAGCGCCGGCGAGGTCACCTGCACGCCGTGCACGAGCTCCGGCGTCAGCGAGACCTCGACCGCCCGCCGGTCCCCGACCGCCTCGGTCCAGGTCCGCGGGTCGACCCCGGCCCGCACGCACGCCTCCGCCACGTCAGCCCGCGTGCACTTCGACGAGCCGCGCAGGACCTCCCAGGGCGGCGGCAGCGCGGCCCAGACCTTCGTGTCGGGGTGCACGCCACCCCCGGACGTCTGGTGCCAGCGCGCGACGTCCGCCGCCATCAGCCGCATCACCTTGCCGGGGCACGCGGCGTCGAGGGCTGAGTCCATGCCGAGCGCGCAGAGCAGGCTGATGTAGCTGGCGCGGGCCCGGTTCCAGCCGCTCGCGACCCGGTTCCAGGTGTCGGAGTCGTTACCGCGCGCGACGATCATCTTCGCGCGGTCGAACTCGACCCCCCGCGCCTGCTGCTCCAGGAGGCCCGCCATGTCACCCAGCGCGGCCCACCACCGCCCGAGCAGCCCGCCGACCTGGGCCGGGGTCAGGTGCCGCAGGACGCGGGCGTCCGGCATGACCGCCGCGACCACGTCCCAGCGCGTCGTCGCGGACCGCTCGCAGCGCGCGAGCAGCATCTCCGCGATCTTGTCGTACGCCCTTGCCTGCGACTGGTTGGTGAACGCCGAGCGCCGCGCCAGGGCCGCCGCAAGGTAGGCGACGAGGCAGGCGGTGTCGGCGTCGGCGCAGAGGTCGGCGCGCGAGAGCTGCTGCGCGAGGCCACCCTTGCCAACGCGCGTCGCCGCGTAGACGCGCTGCTGGGTCGCGTACTGCTCCAGCTTCTGCTTGATCCGCGCCAGGACGCGCCACCGCTTGTTCAGCCAGCGCGCGTTCTTGTGGATGCCGGCGCGGCGGCGGTCCACCTTGGTCCGGATCGCCCGGGCCCGGAAGTCGCGCTCACCCGGCAGCTTGCCGACCGACGGCCCGACGTGGCGGACAAACTCGAGGACCCGCTCGGCGTCGAGTGCCGCCCCCGCCTCCAGGCGGCTGGCG